GGTTCCTGAACAGCAACATCTTGGATCTCCTCTTGTGAGGGGATCTCTTCTTTGTTTCTAGTGTTCGGGAGTCCTTTGTCTATTTCTGCCATTTAATACTCCTATAAGTTTCTAACACGTTTTAACAGACCTGGCAACCCTTGTGAGTTTGGTCCTGATTCTGGTGGTGGGCCTGATGATACACCAGCTAATTTAGCTATACCACCACCTGCAAATTTACCTTGTGTGCCATACACTTGTTCTGGACTGTACATTCTTGCAGCTACAGATAATGGTTCTGTTTTCATTGCTTCTTGTTGTGCCATTAAATCTCGAGTAGATACATCATAACCCAGTTCTCTTAACGCTTGTGTGCGATCTAATAAATCAGAAGTTTTTTCTGTTAAAAAATCTCTTGGCATTATGTTAGACATTTCTTGCATTCTTCGTCTTCTAAGATCTCTGTCTCTACCGCTTTCAAATTCACCTTCCTGCTGAAAGAGGTTAGTTAGAAAATCATCTGTTCTATATTTAGCCATGTTAGCACCTGTCTGCCCTTGTAAATATTCTTGTGCAACTCTTGATGCATCTTTAAATGCCTCACTAGATATTATATCTGCAGACTGACCAGCTCTTGCGCCTTGTTCTCTTGCCTCTGCTGCTGCAGGTATGTACTGATCTATTCTTCCTCTAGCTTTTGCAAGATCTCTATCTTCTATTGCTTTGTTAAAAGCAGATAGTTGATCTTGTGCTGCAAACCCTGATTTTAAAATGCTAGAACCTGGTGCAGCTATTGTTTTGATATTACCCTGTGCGTCTTCAACTTCTCTAGTTAACATATCCTCTCTTGCCATTTTTAATGGATCAAGTTCACCTCTGTATTTTCTAGGGTCTAGATAAGATAAATAACTTTCTGCATACGCAATGTCAGCAGGCTTACCCCCTAAAACTTTATTACCAATAACAGCCCCCTCGTATACTGCTTCACCAAGAATAGCTCCTGGACCTAACAAATTTTTTAACAATGCGCCTCGTGATGCTACTTTACCAATTTGAACTAATTCTTTTGCAGCTTTTTTATTTCCTTGTTGTGCTGCTAGTTTTTGTTCTTTTAATCCATCTTGAATACAAGTAATACTATTTGCAAAACCTATACGTCCACCATCTGCTTTGAGATTAACTTTACATTCTGATTTTTTACTGTAGCTTACAATATTTTGTAATAGTTTATTTTGAACATTTTTAGGAAAATCTTTAGTTAATTTTTCAAAAGCCTCTGTTCTTGCTTTAAAAGTTTTTTCAGGTTGTAAATTGGTAATTCTAAGTGCATCGTCTTTTGTTAAGCTATATTTTAATCTATCCGGTACATATTCTTGTGATAAAGTATTTAATTGATTTATAATATTTATTTTTTCTTCAGGTAAGGCGTTTTTAAACTTTCTCATTAAAGCCGTTCTTTTTGCTGAAAAACCTTTAGTTCCTAAAATAGTATTCTGTTCTTTAGTTGATGCAACTAAATTAGTTAATGTTTGTTTTGCGATTCTAGGATCTCCTAAAGCTTTAGCTTCTGCTAAACCAAATAAATGATCTTGTGCATATCTAAATTCAAAGGGTAATTTTTTTAAACCAAAAAGTTCTGTCATTTTTTTAGATTCTTTTAATTGATTATTGATAATTACTTTTGGATCTACTCCCGCTAGTTTCGAAACCTCTTCAATATTATTAATCCAATTTTGATAACTTATGTTTAGTTTATTTTTATATTTACTTGCTTTGTTACCGCCTAATTCTTTATCCACTATTGAATAAAAACCCTCACTAGCGGTTAATAAATCTCCCTGCATGACTTCACCAAAAAAATATAAAACATCTTTATCAATATCTAAACCAACTTTTTGAGCTGCTTTTAAATAGTTTGATTTACTGCCACCTTGAAGTCCTAAATCACCTTTCCCTCTTTTGTCTTGTAAAACCCAATCCAAGTAATTGTTAACTTTCTTTTTAAAATTTTTATTTTTTAATTTGTTTTTATAAAAAACTCTTTTATAAAATAACCCTGAAGTTCTTTCACCTGGTGGCTTAAGATCATTAATTGTAAAACCTGTCTCTTGTTTACCAAACAAAGTATTTGTTTTAGGAGTTCCATCTGGATTGCTAAAAATTCTTTCTCCAGTATAATTTTTATATAAAGGTTTATTTAATTCTTTCTGCCAATCATTAGCAAAATCAGATATAAATTTATCATATTCTGTTACACCATATTTTTTTTGATTTTTATTTATCCAATTTTTAGCAAAATTATTTATCCCATTAAAAACAGGTTTTTCTTTTGTTAATTGTTTTGTTTTTTGAATTGTAGATTTATCTGCTGTTCCAATTTTTATCTTATTTTCTTTTAATCTTTTTCTAGCATTGGATTTATCTACGTTAGCTCCCGAAGCTTCTATTATTTCTGTTATAGTTTTATCTTTAATTGTATTTTTGTTTTTTGTTGCATAGTTTAAAAATTTTATCATTTCCTCTGATTTTTGTTGACCAGATCCTTGAGCCCTAATAAATTTATCACTTCTATACCCCTGCCTCACACCACCAAAACCTGGTTGCACCAACATACCACCGCCTGCTTTTCCTGTTCTTGGATTACGAGTATTAAATTCGTTAAATAATTTTATCTGTTGAACTTCAAATTTATCTACTGGTTTTCCAATATCTGACGCAAACTTAACCTGATCTTTAATGCCTGATCGAGTCAGGTATGCCATCATCTGTGATCTTTTTTTTGGATGCATTACTCTCCTAACATTCTAGCGATACCGCCTGATGCAAAGTCTGGATCTGGGTCTACATCAAGCATCTCACCTTGTCTTCTAATCACTGCATCTGTTTGAGCTTCAGGGTCGTCTGTTATTCTCTGAGCTTTATCTCTTCTTTTTTTATTCTGGACAATCTCTCTCATAGTGGGTCCCTTGCCTGTAGCATATTCTTTTAGTTTGGATACGTCTGAATCTAGATCCCTGATACTTGTGCCACCGACCTCATCTATCTCTATATCATAATCATCAGGGCCTGACTGTCTACCAACCGGACCTGACTCTGCTGTAGTAAACTCTGCTGTTGGTCTTGGATCACCCTCATCTGGTAATGGTTTTTTATATTGTAATTGAACTGGATCCTCAAAAACGTTTTTATCACTCTCATACTCGACTCTCACAGCACCATCGTCCACGTCCTCTGTAACTCGAACCACGGTGCCATCATCAAGTGTTTTCTGATGAATAGATTGTCTCTCACCTGTTGCAAATCTTTTAGTAACATCATCACCTTCGATAATAACTTTGTTGACTAACTGATCAAACCATTCTGGTTTACCAGGAACATTATCTGTTTTAATCATTGGAACTTTGGTTACTGTTTTGCCAACTTTCATTGGTTTTAAAAATTTACCAATGATAGGTATAGACATTGCACCACCTAATATTTTTAAGAACGTTCTTCTGGTCATGCCGTCTTTGAAACCTGCACGTCCACCTGTTGCCATGTCTTCTGGATCTGGTTTATTTTTAAATCTTTGTTTTGATAATGCATCGTATGCCTCACCATATAATCTTGTTCCCTCTAGATCAGGAAGATCGTCATAGACCTTGCCCATTCTTTTTGCCATCTCTTCCGCAACCAGATCTGCATCAACTCTCAGATCACCAGAGAATCCTGGTGATACATTGTCGATTGCCTCATCTATCATTTTCTGTCTTGATTTTATTCTAGCGAGACCCTCTTTGTTTTCTCTGCTTAATCTTTCTGCGATCTCTGCCTCTGTCTCTGCCTGCTTGCCTCCCATGATCTTGGATCGTGGATCTATCTCTTTACCCTCCATGTCCATGATCTTTGCAGATTTTGTAGCTGTAATTCCTTCTTGAACTGCTGGTCTATCGTCTATCATCTTGATAGCGTTCTCTACTTGATTTGCATTTTTTAATGATCGTGGATCAATACCATTACGCATTAATTTTTCTGCTACGATTGCAATATTCATATCCACAAGATCTTTGTTAGGTAGGGCTGTCATTACACCTTTTGGTTTTTCCTTTAAAAAAAGTCTTATGATAAATTCTCTAAGTGCCTTCATTATTTCTTACCTCTTAATTTTTTAAGTTCAGCTGCTTTTGCTTTGGCTTTTTCTCTGGCTCTAATCTTATCAAAAAAAGGACCTGTCTTTTTATCAAAATCAGAGACCATAAGATCTGTGTAACGCTCTAACTCTGCAGGCTCTTGTTCTATTTTTTTCTTTTCTTTTTTAAGTCTTTTGTTCATAGACTCTATAATCTCATCTTTCTTGCCGGTCTTGTCTAATTTGTAAATATTTTTAAAAGCCTCTCCTGCTTTTGTAACTAGTTTACCTTTGAAAAAACCTTGTCTGTGGTATTTGTTCGCCATTAATAATAATTCCTTTTACGTTGCTCGACTTTTTCGTCGATATAATCCTCAGGGTGCTGAATCAGACCGCCCTGTCTGAATCGCATGATCGCCTGTGTCGTGCTATCGACCAGGTCATCATGATCGCCGTAAGGAAAAGCCGCACACTCCTCGATAACGTCGTCTGCGAATTTCTGCTCAGGCGCCCATATCATACCAGATTCAAAGAGAGGTGCAACAGCATTTACACGTGCGTGCTTGTCGTTTCCCTTTGACGGTGTGAAGTTTATCACGGGTATATCCATCTGTCTGAGCTCGTATGTCAGTGGCAATCCCGATGCCTTCGCCTCGATTATGACAGATTCTGGTTTCCAATAATCATACTGTTCGAGGGCCAATCTCCTTAATTCTGGAAACTCGTACCTGCCTTTGATAGCATCTAATAGTATCAGATTGGCGGGACTGTCCTCGTCAGGATAGAATATTCCCCATGTGGTTATCGCACTGTAATCAGCTGTCTCCTTTTTCAAAAAAGCCGTATCGTAGGATTGTATAACGTGCTGTAGCTGTGGTATCTCCTCGTCGGTATACTTCATCCACCACTCACGTTTCAATATCGCCCCCTCCTCTGCCGTCGGGTTCTGCATCCACTGTGCATTCCACTTGCCCGTGGGCAGTGTCGCCTGGACCTTCTCTAGTTCGTCCAGTTTCCAATACTCCGGCCACACTGGCTTGGGCCGTGAGCCGTGGTCCATGATCGCCGGAAACTCGACCACGTGCCACTGATCGGCCTTTGGTTCCTTCTGGTTATGTATCAGTTTACCTGTGAGATCTTTGTTAGACCACCTCGTCATGACGAGCACGATCTTGCCTCCCGGCTGAAGACGCTGACGCGGACCTGACGTGTACCACTCGTAGGCTGACTCTAATGCTGTGGGACTCAATGCATCCTGCTCCGAGTGTGGATCGTCAATGATTAGTAGATCAGCACCACGACCCGTGATCGCTCCACCAACACCGGCTGCGAAGTATTCGCCACCCTGCGCCGTCTCCCAACGTCCTGCCGCCTTACTGTCCTCCTGTAATCTTGTCTTAAAAATCTTTGTATAATCATCCGAGTCGATAAGGTTCTTGGCCTTTCGACCGAACCTTACCGCTAATTCGCCCGTGTGTGTCGCCTGTATGATCTTGAGCTTTGGATCACGGCCCACCATCCATGCCGGAAGTAAGAATGAGGCAAACTCCGACTTGGTGTGTCTCGGGGGCATGTTAACTATCAGGCGTGTTATCTCGCCCGTAGCCAATTTATTAAATTTATCTGCGATGTGTCTGTGGTGGGACCCCTCTATAAAATCGGGCCACATACATTTTACAAAAGATAGAAAATCATTTTTAGCTTTATTCTGTATCTTTTTCTCAGCGTGCATGACTTGCAGCTGTTTAAATTTTCTACGGACATCTGCAGGTAGTTTACTTATATCTATATTATTCAATTCCATAAAAATTTTTTAAAAAATTTTTTGCACTACGTTTAAAGTGTTCGACATGTTTTTACCAGCTATAACTGTCTAAATCAAGCAATACAACCTAGAGTAGTGGGACCCCTTTTTGCAAAAAGGGGGGCCCGGCCACAACTTATAATTGATTTTTGGATTTGGTTCGGGACCCCTGGCGCGTTAGCGCCAGGGGTAGAGAGTAATTAATCTAGTAAGACCATATAAGCATCGGCATTATTTTTTCTAAACCAATTAAGATCGGCTCGTACCTTATCCCATAGTTTAGATGCGCCATAACCTAGCTGCTTGTCCTCTAGTGTTGCCGCTAACTCATTAATAAAGATTGCATCGTGTTTCGCTGCCTCCTCTTTTGTTAGCATAACAGACTCGCCATTGAATCTGTTTTTTCTTTCTTCTGTTCTTTCTGTTTTAGTCATGTCCTATATTCTCATGGATTAGGGTTATTGTCAACCTCTTTCTTTTCAATTTTTGTATTGGTCCAAGAATGCCACTTGTTCGAATGTGTTTCTTTTACAGGGTCATTGATCGGTGTTTCTAGTGCCTCTCGTCTTGGCGCTATTGCAATGACCTGTTGCCAATGTTTATAAAAGAAATCAGTATAACAACCTTGACTACAGAACACAGACCAAACAGAATTTCTATTCCATTGAGTTTCTTTTATCTTTCTAGTTCTTAATACTTTGTTTCCTTTACTACCTCGCACTCTGTCAAGTGTCGAATTTGTGTGGCAGTTCGGACCATGGCACCAATTAAAATTACTCATTAGTGCCTCACTTTCCATGATTGAGATGCAGTTCTATATCCATGTGCGTCTAGATCATAATAGACATAATACGCAACACCTTTTTTAGATGTCCCATATCTAGATTTCTCATCATGTTTGCCTTGTCTTGTTATGTGTTTTTTATCCTTGTTAGAATAATAAGTTATGTAAAATGTTTTAGTCATAGGTTATTTCTCTCTTTCTATGGGTATCCTATACTAAATAGGATACCCTGTCAATAGCTTAATTTATACTTTCTGCCTGTTGTTTCTCGTACAATATTCTTTCAGCTATTTTTTCTGCTCTTGTTTTCTCTCTTTTATTTTTCATGCCTTTAATTCTATCAGCAAGATTTTTCGGATTGTAGATAGTCAATCCTGTTGAGTTAGTTCTGACAATCTCTGCGTCAGTGATGTTGCAACCAAGTTCATTTGCCAACTCAATACATTCATCAAGATATTTATATCCTTTTAAACCAAATTTAATCTCTTTCATCTGACTTAAAACAGATTTAATCCAATTCTCATGTGATCTAACAAAAAGACCTTTTTGTCTTTTCCAATCCATTAAGAACATGAATTCATCTTCGGAACATGCGATAGACCTATCTCTACAATAATCTCTACCGATTAAATCTAATTGGTATTTTTCTTTCCATTGTTTAGCATAACCTCTATCATCATTACCAAGATACTGATTGTTGTTGTCAGTATATTTTGTCAAGTGTGGATTATTATCTTTGCCCTCTTGCTCGATCAAAATATCTGCGTTGCAATTTTCCTGTGCATTGATCTCATCTCTATATAAAGCATAACTATAAGCCCAATCTCTATTGCCACTATAATTATTATCTTCATCAATAGAGCCATTCAATCTAAAATCAAAATGCTTTTCTATTGTTGCGTCCTCAATTTTTAGATTGTCGTCATAGTCCCTTGTTTCTTTTTTACCCATGTAGTGAAAATGAAAGCAACTATCTTTTGCAATCGTACTTACGTTCTCGAATTTATTTTGTAAGTAATATGCTTTTGCAACATCATCTTCTGTGTAATGCCTACGAACAATTTTTTTCGCCATTTTCCATGCGTCATCATTCAACTGAATTTGGTCAGCTTTTAATTGGTCGTAAGTTTGTTTCTCATGGGTATCTTCTTGAAATAAATGTTGTTTAATTCTATTTCCAACTTTATTTCTATACTCTTGATTTGCTCTTATTCTAGTCATTTATACCTCTTTCTTTTTTATTTTGCATGATTTGAAATTACCACTTGACAATAGGATAGTCAAGGATTATATTGTAATTAATCCCTTTTGCTATTTACGGATTTAAAAACTCAAAATAGCGGGACAACTTCTGGTTGTGCTGTACGTCACACCGCATTATGCCGTCTTCGTGCAGTGAACAGCCAGAACTGATCCCTGATCCCGCGTTATGTAAGTTAAAAGCTTCACCTTGCAAGGTTGTGGGATCTGGGATCAGTTGTGTTGGAAATGGCGTTGGCTGAGCCAGCCATCGTTTGACCTGTAAAGGGAGATGCTTGCCATAAGACAACTGATCCCTGGTCCAGTTTGTGTTCTTGTTTGCCAAAATAAAAATAATAGCTGGACCTGGGATCAGTTGCGTTGCTACAAGCAACAAGCCGCAAGCTCCAAGCATCAAGCTTGACAGCTGGTGAAGGATAGTGTAGGATGAATTTATAAAGGAGAATGATATGTCAAACGTTTACGATCATAGTATCAAAAAAAATATGTTAGATAGTGTTTATGGCACAAGACAACAATTAAAAAAAGATATGAAAGAAAACAGAAAAAATTTAAGCAAATGGTATCATGACCAGATGGCAATGTATGATTACGCAGAGGCAAATTTTGATGCATGGTATGAGGAATATGCTGGAGCTTCCTGGGAGGAGAACAATGAGGAGGATTAGACACAACGATCTTACACATTATTTTTTACGGGACCATCGCGAGCTCCCGGCTGCCTATCTGGCCAGCTGCAGGAAGTTTTTTAAAAGCCTGAAGCCACAAGCTTCAAGCGGCAAGCGACAAGCCACAAGCTTGACAGATAAAGATTATAGGATTATAAAGGATATATGAAAACAGAGGAAGCATTAAAGATTATAGGCGGCAGCCTGAGCAAGCCTTCAAAGATGCCTGGCTGGTCGATAGGTTTACCTGCCAAGGAATGCAAGACAGGCGGCAAGCTTCAGGCTGTGAAGGGCAGCGTCTGTTATGATTGTTACGCGCTCAAAGGCTGTTACGTGTTCAAGGTCGTTCAGGATGCACAATACAGGAGGCTGGCAGCTATCAAGAGCCCGGACTGGGTTCAGGCAATGGCCCACCTGATCAACAGCAAGAAGCCCGACGTGTTCAGATGGCATGACAGCGGAGACGTCCAGGATCTGGATCATTTAAATAAAATTTATGCTGTCTGTAGGTTGACACCTTCGAAGCGTCACTGGTTACCGACCCGTGAAGCCTGGATCAAAGATCACCTGAACAGCAAGCCAGACAATTTAGTCATACGATTTAGCGCCCCCATGGTAGACCAGCGGGCGCCTGAGTCGTGGCCCAACAGCTCAGAAGTGGTGACATCAGGGGCCAGCTGTCCCGCAGCTCAACAAGACAACGAATGCAGGGATTGTCGAGCGTGCTGGGATGCCACAATTAAGACAATTAAATATGGTAAACATTAAATTATGCTAAAACAAAATATATATTATGCTGTGGATGAAGAGACGGGCAATATAAGTCTGGACCTGTACGAGATGGAACAGGAAGCCCTGAAGCAGCTAAAAGAAAAATTTCCAGACAAAGAGGTTGAATCAATTTATGTTACTTAGACATCCAAACTATTATAAAGAATTACGAAAGCTACGTAATAAATCGGATCAGGCTATTAGTCATGCTAACTCAACGCGTGGGCCTAGCGACGTACGTCCTGATCCGGGCCACAAGCCCCAAGCTTCAAGCGTCAAGCCCCAAGCTCCTGAAGCATCAAGCGACAAGCATCAAGCCCCAAGGCACAAGCGTCAAGCTTGAAGCCACAAGCATCAAGCTCCCTGATGCGTGACCCACGGAAAAGTTTCAAGCACCCTGAACCGAGGTGCTCAATGCAGATGAAGGTGTTGTGTGGATGTTTGATATGGAAGGCAATCTGATGCGGACTGAAGCGCACCTTGTTACCCCTTGTGACTTTGAGTTCTAATGTAAAAAAGTGGCAGTTAGCAGTATAACCCAATAGATCGGGAGTACCATGTAGGCTATTGTTTTCAAGCCTAATCCAGGAAATTTTAGGTATAGATTTTTTAATTTTTGCATATAATTTTCGCTCGGGTTTCAAGGTAACTAGGGCTTTCTAATCGGGTGTTTTAGGAGCGATAATTAACTTTTGCTTAGTATGTTTTAATACAACACGAACCATACTTTGTCCAATTATATTTGACTCTTGCACCTCAATTCTTTTTATCTCTTCGAGATGACCATTGACATCAATATAAATTCTGGCGTTTGATATGGCATTACCTTTTTTGCCGTCAGTAAATTGGTCTAAGTATTCCTGTAGATGTTTAACAAACATTATTGACTTTATAGGATAGTTACCTTAAATTGTCAATCATGGGAGTACCAAAAAGACTGACAGAAATGCAACAAAGGTTTGCTGAGTTCCTTGTATTCGGTGGACCTGACGGACCAATGACTCAAACCGAGGCGGCGTTGGCGGCAGGGTATAGTCCCAAACGTGCAAGACAGGAAGGATCAGAACTTTGTAATCCTAAACTGTCACCGCTTGTTGTAAAACATATTGGTCAACTGAAAGAAGAGAGATTAAGAAAACATGAGGTCACCTACGAAGGCCACGTGGCAGAACTAGCAAGATTGCGCGAGGCCGCTTTAAAAAAAGGATCATTCTCTTCTGCAGTGAATGCGGAAGCAAACAGAGGAAAAGCAGCAGGGCTGTACATAGATAGAAAAATAATAAAAACAGGTAAGTTAGAGGACCTATCAGAGCAAGAGTTAGAAGCAAAAATGAAACAGATATTAGACGATTACGCACAGATAATTGACGTAACC